CTACTAGAAGCCTTGGAGAAACAGCAGCAGCAACTATGAATTCCTGGGCCTCTAGCTCATGTTGGTTAGAGCAGCGGACTCATAATCCGTTGGTGCCGTGTTCGACTCACGGGGGGCCCACCATACATCTCGCCGTAGTTCAGAGGATAGAACAACTGCCTTCTAAGCAGTGGGTCGCAGGTTCGAGTCCTGCCGGTGAGGCCACTACAGCAGCGTTAACAGCAGCACAGCAGCAATGAGAGATCAGCGCAGCACGATCTGGGCACGTACCACGACTCTGCAGCAGTGTGGGATCTTTCTCGGGATCTTCATCGCAGTCTGGGTCTTGCTGCTTTGGGTCACCAAGGGTCTGTGAAGGAGAGTGCCTGTGCTGTGGCATTTTGGCTACAGATTGGATAACCCTACAGCACAGTCGGGTATAGATCTTTTTGGTTGACAGATTGGGCTCGTGATCGTATAATACTAATATGAAGAAACGAAACGATCGCAATCACATCATATACCAAATCATAGGGCCCCAGGGCTCTTACATTGGTGTAACTGCCAAGACAGAAACAACTGTTAACAAGAGCGTTCGTGCTAGGATCGCTAAACACTACTATCGCGCCAAATCAGAGACTAGAGCATGGGCTCTGTGCGAACTGTTGCGCGGCTATGCCAGCAAAGAAGACATCGATGTTCGTGTTCTTGAGATCGTTCGGGGCAAGCAGGCTGCCCATGTACGGGAACGTGAATTAATACGCGAGCAGAACCCTTTTTACAACACAGACAAGAGAGGCATATAATGGGAACACCCTTGTACATGGACATAGCAGATGCATGCCGCATCGTGCAGGAATACGCTGAGATCCACTGCGACAATGACATATTAGAGGGTCTCAAAAGCATGGAAGAATGCTACGATGATCTGGACAAAGAGCAACGTGTGGCCTATCGCATGTTTATGCGGGATGCTCGCAGGATGTTTGCGCCGGTTGACACAGAGTAATTTTGGTGCTATAATATAACTTTACAACATAGGAGCGAACTATGAAGCAATTAAGTTACAGAGATGCAGACGAGAACCGTAGGGGTGCTGCGCTAAATGCCTACTTCCGCAACAGGGAGATGGCCTGTACATACACCAGAGAGCAACAGTGCCTAGCACAAAGGGCCCTAGACCTGCTGGACACTGCCTATGCATACGCAGAGTCCTACATCAACTATCGCAAGAAGTTCATCGCCGTCAAGATTGAGGGTGCTATCAAACGAGATAAAACTATGGCTCGCGAAGCAGTAAGCATTCTTGAGGGCAAGGGCTATGAAGTGGTAGCAACGCCGCAGGGCATCGTAGTAAGGATTCCACGATGAGATATTGGGACACACTGTTAGAACGCGATCAGGACGGGTTCCAGATCGTCATAGACAAGACCTGGGAAGATGTGCATCCCTCGGACTGTTTTGACACTGGCATAGACCCGGACACGGGTAAACCTTACTATGATGTCGCACAGATGTGTGAAGACATAGACTCGGGCAAGTTAGACTGGTTTGTTTTACGTGCTAGAGTGTTTGCCAAGGGCGTAGAGTTGGGTTCAGCCACATGCGGAGGTCTGCTCTACGAAGATGCCCGAGACAGTGTCAATGACGTAGGTGAGGATCTAGTACTTGATGCCCTGGTAGAGGGCCGTGATCGATTGACGTATCTAGCACGTGAGTTTACAATGTTGACTATCAAATATTCCGAGGAGACTGTATGAACTGTAATCCCACCCTGACAGCAGCAGAGTTCAAAGTGCTGCACAACAGCCTCTGCGAACTAGATCGCATCGATGACCCCAGGGTCGCAGCAGTGGTAGAACGCATACGCGATCAGGCTCTCAAGGGTGCCTACGAGCAGGACAATGCTGCGTTCAGCAGCAGATATGATAGATTCAACCTAGCACAAAGCACACACGGGTTCAGAACCATTTGGAGCATCTACGAAGTCGAAGACCTGGAACAGCAGCATCCTTATGGGAACATCAATGAGATCTGCTATCGCGATCACTGGGGCGACGAAGCGATCTACGAAACTGTGAAAACTCAAGGCCAAGGACACGGCACATGGATGGAACTGTGGGCTGCTGCGGATCGCTGCGTACAGCGAAGTGGGGATAATCATCATGTGTTTATCGAGGGCTTCTACACTGTGGCAGATCAGCCACACCAATTGAGGTTGACAACGGGCTCATAAGAGCATATAATAGACATATTGTTTAACAACAAGGAGCGCAAAATGGGTACACGTTCACGAGTGGGTGTCATGCATGGCAACATCTGCAAATCAGTATACTGTCACTATGACGGCTATCTGTCCTACACAGGCGAGATCCTTAACAAACACTACGACTCAACACTGGCCAATCAGTTGGTAGCACGTGGAGACAACAGTGGTGTCAAAGAGACCCTAGACGAGATGAACTTCTACGGGGATCACGAGCGCAAGGGCGAGGACGTTACAGAGTTCCTAGACAGCACACCCTGGCAGGTAGCACACACCTTTGACGAGTTCCTTGAGCAGGTTCACGGCTGCGGTGCGGAGTACTACTACGTGATGCAGAACGGTACGTGGTACGTGGGTGCCGTGTACAACGTTTCAGGGCTGGTCACTGAGGGGTTAGTGCCTTTGCTGGATGCCCTAGCCCAAAATACCATAGATAACCTAATAGCAGAAGACGAATAACCCTACAGGGTATAGGGTTACTGGTTGACAACTGCGGGTTTTGGCAGTACAATACTAGAATGATGAACACACACAGGAGCGAACAGATGTATATTACTTTCACTGAGGGCTATTACAATATCAAAGGCCAGCCTACCAATGTTGCAGGCATGACCTTTAAACTAGTAGAAGACTTCAAAGTTTCTAAGGGTGGCGAAGGCTATGTCACTGTAGAGGGTGGTAGCCAGCCCGGCTTCCCAGATCGTTCAATCCGTATCCGTTGTGAGCAAGGTGCTTACAATACTGCGGGCTCTGCCAAACCCATTCCTCAAGGAGTAAGTATGCTGACAGCACTGAAATCTAAAACTGTCAAGGGTGCCGAAGTCACAGACTTTACACAGATCAAGATCTCAGACGAGGCTGTAGCACACGAAACTGACGAAGAGATCATTGAGCGTACTCGTATGCGCTTTGAGATCCTCAAGGACATGACCAAAGCAGTAAAGAGCGGCGACGTTCGTGCTATGATTGTCACAGGCCCTCCAGGTGTGGGTAAGTCGTTTGGTGTTGAAGAAGTACTTGCCAAAGACGACTTGTTCAATACCCTGGGCGAGCGTAAGCCACGCTATGAGATCGTCAAGGGTGCTATGAGTGCCATTGGCTTGTACTCAAAACTCTATCAGTTCTCAGACGCTAAGAACATCCTTGTGTTCGACGACTGCGACTCAATCCTTTTGGACGACATTGCGCTTAACATCCTTAAGGCCGCTTTGGATTCGTCTAAGAAGCGTACTATCTCGTGGAACACTGACAGCCGTTTGCTCCGTAGCGAAGGCATCCCAGACAAGTTTGAGTTCAAAGGTGGTGCTATCTTTATCACGAACTTGAAGTTTGAGAATGTGCGTTCTAAGAAATTGCAGGATCACCTGAGTGCCTTAGAGTCACGCTGTCACTATATTGACCTGCGCATGGACACAGATCGCGAGAAGATCCTGCGTATCCAGCAGATCGTTAAGGACGGCATGTTGGACTCATACGAGTTAGAAGACATTGCCAAGGACGAGGTAGTTAACTTCATCAATGATCACCGTGGTACCATGCGTGAACTGTCATTGCGTACTGTACTGAAAGTAGCAGACTTGCGCAAGAGTTTCCCTGCTAATTGGCAGAACATGGCCAAGGTCACTGTTATGAAGGGGGCCTACTAATGGGCACAATCGTTAAATTTCTAGGAGTAGCGGCACTAATCCTATTCCTCATCATTCTGGGTCCGTTGCTGACTATATGGGCCCTGAACACCCTGTTCCCCGTGTTGGCTATCCCCTACACATTTTGGACGTGGGCAGCCGCTTTGATCTTGGGTTCTTTGATTGGGCCCAGTGTCAAGGTAAAACGGTAATCTTGATGGTTGCATTTAGATCGCAAGGTTGCTATAATTAGTGGACGCTGAATAACATTTTATCAGCTTTAAATTTAAAGGAAACATTCAAATGAAATATACATTTTCTAAAGAAACAAAGACATTCAAGATCTTCACAGCACTCAAAGCAGGTGACAAGTTGACCCAAGCAGAAGCCAGCAAGCGTTTCGGCGTTAAGAACTTGGCTGCTGAAGCAAGCCGCATCCGTCAAAACGGTTACGCTGTTTACAGCAACACTCGCACAGCAGGTAATGGTGTTACTGTTACTGAGTATGAGTTGGGCATGCCAAGTCGTGAAATCGTTGCTCTTGGTTACAAAGCCAAAGCAATGGGCATCACAGTCTAAGACTACAGTTTCAAATTCCAAGCCGATTCGCTCCCGGGGCGGAATTTGAGAAAGGTCGCTAGAATGCGGCCTTTCTTTTTGACCATAGTGTTGTATTTCCGCCACACCCGCCGGCACTCCTCCGGTTGACAGATTGGGCAAGAGATGGTATAATAAGTACATTATGAAGGAGCGAACAATGAACTTCACTGCAGATCAAGTATGGGGCCTGGCTGTTGCAGCCGATCGTATCAACGGTGGCTACATCAAGGAAGATGTTTGGAACTTCGAAGTGGATCAAAAGAATCCCATAAAGCGTCCCAACAAGGTCATGATCAAGACATGGCTGCGTGAGGGTACCCTGAACATAGCCACTGAATCAGATATTGCTGCGGGCCGCAGCGCCCGGGATCATTTCAAAACCTATACCTTTAAGGCTATCTCAGGTCAACTCAACGACTTCCAGCAGACTGCTATGCGTATCGCTGCCAAAGACGAGTTCACGGGCAAGGATATGTACGACTTCGCTGTGATAGGCTGCTTGCCTGATGTGGCCCGACGCGATCAAGCACAGACTGAACTCAAACGTGAGATATTCACTTCGGAGCAACTGCAGGGGCAGCCTGGGGACGTGATCGTAGGTGAGATCGAAGTGATCCGCACACGATTCAGCAACGAGTACCAAAAGCACAAGATCGATGCCCGTATGGGAGAAAGCATCATCGATTTCTGGTTCAGTTCCGCCCTACAGGGCACAGTCCGTATCAAGGGCAAGGTCAAGCAACACCGTGGCAATAAAACAACACAGTTAAACTTTGTGAAAATCATCGGTTGACAAATGAACAGGTTGGTGTTATACTATTAACACTGAGAGATTGATAGTTAGTTTAATTTTTTAAAGCGAGGTCTTAATGAGCAAGAGCACTGATATTTCCGTCCGCCAAGTTGGCCCTAAGTCAGCCAAAAAGGCAATCCGTAAAGCCCTGGCAGTTCGCCGTCCTGCATTCTTGTGGGGCCCTCCAGGAATTGGTAAATCCGATCTCGTCAAGCAGATCGCAGAAGAACTAGGCCGTGAAGTCATTGACGTGCGCCTAGCATTGTGGGAACCCACAGACATCAAGGGTATCCCTTATTACAACGCAGATCAAGGTAAGATGGTTTGGGCGCCGCCCGCCGAACTGCCTGTAGACCCTGAGTCCAAGGCTGTGATCTTCTTGGATGAACTTAACTCTGCTCCTCCAGCAGTCCAGGCCGCGGCCTATCAGTTGATCCTTAACCGTCGAGTAGGCACCTATGTATTGCCTGCAGGCGTTGACGTGGTCGCCGCTGGTAACCGTGAAGGCGATCGTGGTGTTACCTATCGTATGCCTGCTCCGTTGGCTAACCGCTTCGTTCACTTGGAAATGAAGGTGGACTTTGATGACTGGCAAGATTGGGCTACGCTCAACAAGATCCACCCAGAGGTTGTGGGTTATGTAGGCTTCGCCAAGCAGGACTTGTATGACTTTGATCCTAAGTCAGCATCTAAGGCTTTCGCAACTCCTCGTTCATGGTGCTTTGTCAGTGATCTGCTCACTGACGACGATGTTGATAACGATACCCTGCAGAACTTGATCGCGGGTGCCGTTGGTGATGGCTTGGGCAATAAGTTCATGGCTCACCGTAAGATCGCAGGCAAACTGCCTAAGGCAGATGACATCCTCGATGGCAAGGTCAAGGACCTGCAGATCAAGGAAGTGTCAGCGATGTATTCTTTGACAGTTAGCCTTTGCTATGAGTTGAAGGATCGTGCAGAGAAGAAGGTCAAAGGTTGGGATGCAATGGCTGATCGCTTCTTCCAGTATATGATGCAGAACTTCCCAACAGAGTTGGTTGTAATGGGTGCCAAGACTGCCCTTACTAATTACAACTTGCCGTTGGATGCAACTAAGATGGACTCGTTTGACGAGTTCCACAAGCGGTTCGGCAAGTATGTTCTCAGTGCTATGGAGAATTAAGACCTCGCCCATAGCAGGGGGTGTTGTGGAAACGCAACACCCTTTTTTCTTTTTGGTTGACAAGAGTGCCGGGTGGTGCTATAATATATACATAGTAAGGAGAGCGACTAATGGATCCAATCGTAGAGAAACTAACAACTGCACGAGTAGGCCTACTGCTTAAGGCGCCGTTCTTTGGCAACATGGCAACTCGTATGAAACTGGTTAGGGCAGATGACTGGTGCCCAACCGCGGCAACTAACGGCCGTGACTTTTATTACTCTACTAAGTTCGTAGAGAAACTCAGCGTTAAGAAACTAGAGTTCTTGTTCGCACATGAAATCCTCCACTGCATCCTAGATCACTTCGGTCGTGTTGGTAGCCGTGATCGTCAACTGGCTAATATCGCACAGGACTTTGCAGTCAACCAGATCCTCGTAGATGAGCGTATCGGTGAGAAGATCACTGAAGTTAAGATCTGCTTAGACAGCAAATACCGTGGCATGGCCTGGGAAGAGATCTACGATGATCTCTATGAGAAAGCAGAGAAGATCAGTATGCCTGAACTGCTCAAGCAGATCGGTGAACTGTTGGACGAGCATATCAAAGAGAGTGGCCCTGGTGAAGAGGGTGATGGCAAGAAGCCCACTATGAGCAAAGAGGAAGCACAGAAGATCCGCGATGAGATCAAGCAGGCTATGATCCAGAGTGCCGCGGCCGCTGGTGCAGGTAAGACTCCCGCAGGTATCATGCGTATGATTAAGTCTTTAACTGAGCCTAAGATGGACTGGCGCACTTTGATCCGTCAAGAGATCCAAAGCATCATCCGCAACGACTACTCCTTTACACGCCCTAACCGTAAGAGTATGCACTCAGGCGCAATCCTTCCGGGCATGAAAGAAGCAACTACCATTGACGTGGCTATTGCTATTGATATGTCAGGTAGTATTGGCGAAGAGGATGCTTCAGTGTTCTTGGGTGAGATCAAGGGTATCATGGACCAGTACGAGGACTTTGCTATTAGCCTATGGTGCTTTGACACAGAGATCTATAACTTCCAAAAGATCACACACGACAACAGTGAGGACCTGCTTAACTACGAACCTATG